ATGTCAGCTCTTACAATTTTCAATTTTGAAAACACTCCTGTTCAAACCATCGTAGAAAACAACGAAATCTTTTTTAGAGCAACTCAACTTGCAGAATTGTTGCAATATAAAAATCCACATGACGCATTAAGAAAACACGTTGATTCTGACGACCTAGCAAAACGCGAGATCGTCAATACTGTAAACAAACGCGCTCAAGTTCTCTTCGTGAATGAAAGTGGAATGTATTCATTAGTCTTGAGTTCAAAATTAGAGCAAGCTAAAAAAGTAAAACGTTGGATAACTAAAGAAGTTCTCCCGCAGATTCGTAAAACAGGAAAATATCAACTTCAACCACAACAACTTGCCTTGCCAGAGCCTGAAAAGAAATTCACCTTTGAATTTACCGAGTATGAACTTCAACAGCTTGCCTGGTTGTGGTTCGCTTTCAAACGTGGCGTAGGTACTTTTCAGCATATCGAAAAAGCCTTTAACGTTTTAGGCTCAAATATGAGCGGGCAAATCTACGGACAGGCTTACGAATATTTAAGCGTGCTACGTTCTACCAATCAAATTTTAAACCGCATCACAAGCGATTTTAACATCGACCCAATGACAAACTGGCGTGTATTAAAACACTTGCGAGACTTTAATCCAA